GTCGTGATATCGTTGATGACCCTGTTGTACAAGTGGTGCTCTACGGCTAACCTAGTGTTGAGTAGCGTATTGATTGTTGCATTAACTCGTAGGGCATTCACACACAACAGCTGTTCACATTCCTGGCGATAGTCTATACACTGAGCTGGATCAAAGTGTATAGATTGAACGCTCGGAACAGTAACATTACCAGTCAACCATTCTCTGAGTACGGTTTTCGTCACACCTTTGTTCCGCAATTCTACATAGTGACAGTATGATGTATATTCTAGCAGCGTGCGTAATGTGTCTTCATCTAATCGTCTAATAGCTGTATCACGCAGCGAAGATTTTATGGCTGGGTGATATCCATGCATCTCGCGCCAGTGAGGTATGGCCTGTATATGTGTAAGGCCGGTGCGTAAACCACCGCGCTTCGTTGCAAATTGATGCACTCTAGCCAAGTGACTACGCCTAACTAGCTTAATACCACGGTCTCGATATGGCATCATAGAAATTGAAGAATTGTGCAAGACACTGCTTTCGATCAGATGATTGAGATTATTGTATTGCTGCTCTAAAATGGGTGATTCGACGTGGTTTTCATACTCTAATAGAGTGCTCTCTAGCACAACGTAAGGATCATCATTACTTACTCCCAACGTCTGTGCCATCACGTCGTCGTGGCATCCATAACCGCCTAATGATGTAGGGGTCATGACCCAATGTCTGTAGGCCTCCCAGTCTATCTTGTTGTATAACAACGACTTAACGTGACACATTACTTTGTTGTGATCTAGACCGCGCCTGATGGCTCTGAATGCATTGTTTGTTATATCGTACATACGGTCAGAAAAATTTAGAGGTGCGTCACTGGTCGGTTTAAACTGCGTAAGAGATGGTATGGTACGCGCCGGGTAACCTACAAGTGCGTTATTCTCAGCCACCATTTTTAAGAACTCGTCTCTATTGCTGGCTATAAAGTTTTTCTGCTTATTTACTTTTAAGCCGCACTCGCCGTACAGGCTAACTAATTCGCTGAGTTGATCGATTGTGTTGTCCATCACTAAGCGGGCGTCATCACCCTGAAATTGCATGTTGATGACGTTTAGATGTGTGGCCGGATCTGGCCGTCTCTCATTGAATAGTCTTTTGATAACTCTGAACTCGACGTAATTTACCAGTGTGTCCAGCAGGGCGGTCCATCTCCACCCTGATGCTATCCCTTTCACATAAGGTAAATTACCCCGATCATCTGTGACTACTGATTTTGTACTGAACATGCCGCATATCAAAGCTTGCATGACAGCATTGTGATCTCCCCCCTTCGGAAGCAAAGTTGCTAATTTGTTAAAGCAGGATATGACCATACGCCTTGTGACCATATGGTCGAATTTGCTCTGGTCCAGTGGTACTTTGAGGTAATTCTCCTCAGATGCCAATTGTATCATATTGGTGTTAAGCTCTCTGCGCTGCTGGTTTGAATAGAAAATGCACATGTACGGATGATTCGCGAAGCCACTTTCCAGATAAGTTGAAAGATAATCCATTTTCATGAAGTTTGAAAAATCACCAGCAACTATGCTTCTGATCTTCCCTACTTCAGGTTTCTGGAATGGCCTGAGTACCTGGGGCGTGACTGTGAACAAGTGGTGTTTCAATTCACTCACAGTATGTCTGAAACTGGCCGAGTTTTTTGACCTTCTGGTCCTACGTATATTGCCACCAGGTTCTCTAATGAAACCAGAATCTATATCCGTACCTTTACCTTTAACCCATAAATAATCATTGAGATATTGATTGGCCGACATGTTAACACACATACCATGGTCAAATTCAGTTTCAATGACCTTTTGTAGTTCTTCGTCGAAGTACGCGTGCCATTTATCCTCGAGATCGGAAGAGCGTCGTGTAGGGAAAGAGTGTAGATCTCGGTGGTCGCCGTATCATT